AGATGAAACAAGCCCAGGCTGCAAGCGGGGACACGTTGAAGATTGTCACCCGTGGGGAAACCCAGGAGCAGATTGACGCACGTGCCGATGCCGCGTTGGCCGAACAAAACGACGACCAAACAGCAGGAAATATCACGCTGGTCGGCAATCCTAAGCTCGTGGCCGGCAGCACAATATTACTACGCAACCTTGGCATTTTTAGCGGGAAATATTTGATAAAGTCATCCCGACATAGCATTACCCGAGGCGGCGGCTATACCACAAGTATTGAAGTGCGCATGTTAGAGTTTATCCCGGATGATTTACTTAGCACTGGCACACTAACGGAAAATCAAACGGGAGAATAAATGAAAACGCATGACTTTGGTGCAACTTATCAAGAAGGCATTATTTCTGCAGTGGATGCCGCGAACCATAAAGTGCGGTGTAAAATTCCCGCGCTTGAAGATTTAGAAACAGCCTGGTTGTCTTATTTAACCCCTAATGCTGGCGGGAATCAGTTTTATTGTCTGCCTGATGTTGGCGAATTGGTGGCATTGCTACTTGATGCGCGCGGGGAAGGTGGATGTGTATTAGGAGCAATTTACAACGAGAAAGACACCACGCCATCGAATGATAGCAACATGTGGGTGAAAAAGTTCACAAACGGCACAGTGATTTCGCATAATCGAAAAACAGGCGAGATTAATATCAATACAAGCGGAAGCGTTACCGTAACATCGGGCAGCGGTGTAACAATCAATGCTGATACGTCAATTACCGGTAAACTAGCCGTGTCAGGGAAAATTACGTCTAGCACTGAAGTATCTGCTCCAAAAGTTAAACAAGGCTCTATTGAGCTTGGCACTCACAAACACCCAGGCGACTCCGGCGGTAAAACAGGCTTACCGGAATAGCCCACTTCTTTAAATCGCTTTAAAAGCACTCTTCACCATAGCCTTGTATCATCAAGGCTATGAACACACAAAGCACACTTATCACAACACACTGGCAGCTTGCACCGAATATTGAAAATCAAGTTGTGCAAGGTATTGATGACATTCATCAATGTATTGGCCACATCCTTTCAACAATGAAAGGAACAGATGTGTTGCGACCTGAATTTGGCAGTGATCACTTTCAATATATCGACCAACCGGAAGATGTTGCAATTCCAAACATCGTGCGCGAGGTTACGTTAGCACTTCAGCGCTGGGAAAAAAGAATCAATGTTGACTCGGTCAATGTAGAAGGGACTGCCCCGCACTTTGAATTTTTAATTTTTTGGTCGCTTACAGAAGACGTGCATCGTGAAATTTACGCCACGAGGATTACCGGATGAATAGAAATGAAGTGAAAGTCGTAGACGACAATGTTGAAGGCATTTTAAGCGAAGCGATTTCTCAGTATGAAAAACGCACCGGGAAAATCTTACAACCGGCGCACATTGAGCGCTTACTGATTAATGTTTATGCCATGCGTGAAAGCCTGGCAAGACAAGGCATTAATGAAGCGTTTCGTCAAACATTTCCGCAATTTGCCACCGGTCTTGCGTTGGATTTATGTGGTGAAACGTTTGGCTGTTATAGATTGCTCGAACGCCCAGCGCGCACTATTTTGCGTTTTAGCATTAACGGCGAACATCCGTCTGTAGTTATTCCAAAAGGCACGCGTGTTTCGGTCACCGATGATATTGAATTTGTCACGTTAAATGATGATGTGATCACCCCGCTTATTTCTTATGTGGAAATCGAGGCCGCTTGTAACAAGCCAGGTACAGTGGGTAACGGCTGGGAACGTGGGCGAATAAAAACGCTTAAAAGTGAAATTAACTTCGCTGGGAAAATAACTGTCACGAATATTGATGTTCCAAGTGGTGGTTTATTGCGCGAAGAAGATGACCCATACCGCGCTCGAATTCTTGCTGCTCCGGAAGCATTTACCAGTTGCGGCTCAATCGCCGCGTACGATTATCACACCCGCGCGGTCTCACAAGACATTGCTGATGTCAATGTATCAACTCCACGCGGTGGGCTTGTCCGAATCACGGTATTAACCAAAACAGGATTGCCTGACAGCCGTCTTTTAAATGATGTGAAGCAATATGTCGGCCCCGAGCGCCGTCGACCATTGTGCGATACGGTGGAGGTTATTGCACCAACGAAGCGAGATTATCAAATCACCGCAACATTAACATTGCTCGATAGTTATCGTGAAGACGTGGTTAAGGCCAAGGCGCGTGATGCGTTACAGCTTTATCTGTCGGATAAAACAAAAAAACTCGGGGTTGATGTTGTGCCATCGGCAATTATTAGCGCACTGCGAGTTGAAGGCGTGTATGACGTTAATTTAACCGCACCCGCGAAAATTGTAGTAGGTGAAACAGAATGGGCAAACTGCACGGGGATTAATATAGAGGCTGCCGAGGAGCGCAGTAATGGCTAATTTAACGTATGCGGATGTAATTGAAAGAGAGACAAAATACAAAGCGCTGGCCGACCTAAGCCTCGGATTGAATAAACTCGAAAACAGCAAGGTGATGACAACTCTAGTTGAGTTAATTGATGATGATTTTATCTCGTTACTTGCAGAAAAATGGAGTGTGACAGGTTATGACGGCGCGTTTATTACGGATAGCGATAATTCTAAACGAAGTTTAATTCGAGTCGCAATTGAGCTTCATAGATATAAAGGCACGCCGTGGTCAATTCGTGAAGTCTGCCGCCGGTTAGGGTTTGGCGAGATTGAGATTGACGAGGGATTAAAAGCGCGGACTTATAATCACAAGTTTGTTCAAACCATACCGTTAAGCGATAAATGGGCGTATTACGCCATCAGACTTAATCAGCCAATCTCAAACGAGCAAGCGGCGCACTTGCGTAAAGTGTTGCGTAATTTTACCCCGGCGAGATGCACGTTAGCCGTGCTGGATTACAAGTCAGTGGCATTCTTGCACAACAATAAAGTGCTATATAACGGCACTTATAACTACGGTTCAAACTAGATTTAAAGCTAATTTAAAGGACAGTTATGGCAAATTTAAAAGAACAAGACAAATGGGAAGACGGAGTCTATCAAATTGAAGAAAACGACCCTGTGCTTGGCGGTGAGAATGGCGTTACAAATAGACCCATTAAACAACTCACCAATCGTACATTATGGCTTAAAAAGACATTGGAGCGATTTGGTAAGAAATCCGCACCGAAAGATTTAACTGTAGATAGCACAAGTGCAGCTGATGAATCCGGTCATAGTCATAAATTACCGGCAGGTTCAATAACACAAAAAGGTATTTGGCAAGCGACTAGCGATACCGGTATTGATAGTGATGGTTTGGTATTGACAGCTAAAGCCGGTAAAAAACTTGCACAATTAATAGCTCAATTACAGCTAAATGTTACACAAAATTACATCAATAACAATAAAAAATCAGACTCGGTAAATAATAACTCGTCTGAAAGCGTAGCTTCAAGCAAAGCAGTAAAGACGGCTTATGACAAAGCAGTTGAAGCAAAAACGGCGGCGGATAATGCAAACCAAAACGCTGAGGGTCGAGTACCGAAAACAGGTAACACAACTATAAACGGTACTTTGAGGGCTAAAAATACATCTGGAGGATGGAGCGCTTATCAATTTGAGACATCACAAGGATATTGGCAGTTAGAGGCTCACCCCGATTCGCACGAAGCGGCTAATCGTCGTTTTAATATGATGTTTGTCCCTAATATAGGCAATCGTGTCTATCTATCATTCCCAGCACTAGGAAATGACGGTGAAGTTGTTGCCTATCAAAGCTGGGCGGTAAATAAAGCTGGTGATTCTATGACTGGCATTTTGCGTACAGTAGGCATTGTCTCTACTCATTTCGGAGCTGGTGCTTATTCGAATCAATACACTAGTGGCGCGCCGTTTATGGTTGAGGCTACAGGGTCTAAAGATCGTGATACGTATCATCCATTCGTTAAAGGCTTGGTACGCTCAAAAGGAAAGTTTGGTGCAGGATTTTCTCTTGGTTACACAACCAAGCAAGGCGATGGCGATGGATTTGGGCGTGGCATTATACAGCTGATTGAAGATAACGGTAATCTAAAGTATTGGGGGTTCGAACATAATGGCGATTTTATATCATATGCTGATGTTAAAACTGGCAGCGGCGCTAGCCTTAATAAGGCTATCCAATCTAACGCAATATCTCATGCAACGGATGGTACAGCAAAAGATAAAGTTGCGAGCGAATATGCACTGGGTGAGCTTCATAAAAAACTACAGACAGATGAACGTGTGGTGTGGCAAGGGTCTAGCAATAATGCCATAACTGTAAATCTGCCTTTTGAAAAAGGAGTCTTGTTTGTTTGTGTAACAAAATCATGGGGCTCGGGGACGGTTAATAACATGTGGCTGGCCGCCCCTATCGGCAATAGCCATGATACAGCGATTGGTGATCAGGACGCCGGTGGGTCTGGGGGGGACTATGATTTTTCGATGTCTTTAATCATCACCAAAAAAGGCAAAGCGGTCACCCTTACGCCAGGGGGTGCGCGTAAACCTATTATTAAGAAGGTAGTTGTTGTAGGAGTGTAAAATGAAAATTTATTTTTTAAAAGAGAACATCTGTGAATACGTTATATTCCCTGAACCAGATGATTTGGATCGATATATTGAGTTGGAAATTGACCCGGAACAAAACTTGGAGGACTACAGCCCAATATTAAAAGGCGACAAAATACTATTAGTTGAAAAACAGCCAACCTCAGACCACGTGTGGAATGGTAACGAATGGGTGATTCCTCCAGAAAAACAGGCTGTGCTAGCTATGGCAAAACAAGCGAAGTTGATTGCCGAAATTGATGAGAGAGCCGCAAAAATTTACAGCACCTGGACTCGCTTTGAAAGCGAGTATCGCGAGCGCCAAGCAGCCGCGGAAGCTTTTAAAAATGCAAACTATCAAGGCGAATGCAGTCGATATATCACGGACTTTGCCAAACGCGCCGGGTTAAATAACCAAGCTGCAACAGATTTGATTTTGGTGCAAGCCGCCGGGCTTGAGCGATTACAGGTTGAGCTTGCCAACCAGCGCATGCGCAAATATGAGCTTAAAGCGCCTGGTTTGACAATCGAAAAAATGCAGTCTATTCACGACGACATCATTAAACAAATGGATGCGTTGATGGAGGCTTATAACAATGGCTAACCGTATTTATCTCGCGTTTTATAAGCGCAAGAGAAGCTTCCTAAAAGAGCCCTTTAAAGCCTTAGCCGATGCGGTGACGCGCTTTTTTACAAAAGGGCAATACTCACACTGCGAGATAGCGATTGAGCGTATGGAATTCGTCCAAGGCGATCATTATGAATATGTCACGGTTTTTGATTGTTATTCGTCATCTGTGCGCGATGGTGGTGTGCGTTGTAAGCAGATTGATTTACCCAATGCAAATGAGTGGGATTTGGTTTCGCTTGATAACGTAACGGAAGCGCAGGTTAAATCTTATTTCAACCGTACATCCGGCGCTAAGTATGACTGGTGGGGCGCGTTAGGTATTGTGATTGGGATTAAGCAAAAACGAAGTAAATATTTTTGTTCGGAATGGTGCTTTAACGCAATTTATAACAGCGAAGAAGGTTGGCGATTTAGCCCAAACCAACTTGCAGCGATGGTGCGTAAAAATGGATAAAACAACGATTAACCTTTACCGTGGTGACGACGAGGAATGTATTGTTCGCCTGTTTGAAAAGCAGTTGGATGACAAATTAAAGCCTCTCGATTTAAGTAATATGGCGCGCTTTGATTTGTGGGCTACAGTCAGAAACAAGCCAGTGCTAACACTATCATCCACAACAGGTGAAATCGAAGTTGTAGATGCCCCAGGCGGCGTTTTAAAAGTTACGTTTAGTCACAGTTTGACAAAAGACGCGACGTGGTCTCAAGCGGACTATGATTTACAGGCAGTATCTAATAAAGGACGAGTTAAAACACCAATTCAAGGCGGACGAATTAACCTCAAATTTGATGTTACACCTGATATGACAGGGGGGCGTAATGGATGACATTGTTGCAGTGGTTGACCCACCCCAAGAAATAGTGGCGGTAGTCGAAAAAGGTGAAGTCATATATCAAAGTGATGACGACTTACCGGACTTATTAACAATTTATGAGCTAGCAAAAATATAGGAGCACCATGGAAAATCAAAACCATAAAAAAATAGTTGCCGCAATCAAGGCCATTGGCGCAGATTATAAAAGTCTGCATGATGCAATATCAGCAATTCAAACTCAACAAGGCAGTGGAGAACAAGCCACGCTCACTAAAATTAACGAGTTAATTAGCCAAGCAGAAACACGTATTTTAAATAAAATTAAAGGTGGCGAACTTTCGGAAGATTTAGATACGTTGTTTGAAATTGCGGCCAAAATTGGAGAACTTGTGTCAGATAAGTCTGTTCGCGAAGCTCTAACTAGCACTCTGCAAGAGATTAAAACTAACGTCACAAATCTTCAAAGCTGGCAAACCGAAATGGACAACCTAGACCTAGTGGGTGAGTACAATAAAGCTAAGGCATCATAATGGCGCTAAAAGATCAACTGACAAGTCTCATTCCTTTAATAGCTCAAGATGTTAAAGGTAAAGGCGGTTCGTCTGTGTTAATGCAAGGCAATGGACGACCTGATCAACCAGAGACAACGGATGGCAAAATTACCGGAAATGAGCCAAACGGCACGTTCTACAACTCTACAAATGGCGGGGGAAGTGGAGCGTATTTGTGGCATAAACAAGCCGGAAAGTGGACGGTTATTTATGGTGACACAGGCTATAAACGGCAATCTCAAGCGGTAAATATTAAGCAAGGATACGTGGCGCTCCGTAGGGTTAATAACACTGTTGAGTGTCATTTTTCCGGTGGGCCATGGGGGGGGATTTCATTTTACGGGAGCGCGAACCCAAAATTCAGCCGCAAAAGTCACGCTAAACGGATGGATGTTTTGAGAAACTCAAACATTCCAATAGGATTTAGACCGGATATATCTATCATGGTTCCATTTTACAACGATGATGGGGATCATATTGGCATGGTCTATGTTGGAGGTAGAGCTAATTACAACTACATCGAGCTGCGATTTGCTGGGAATGTCCCGAGTGCAGACTTAGATGCTGTGCGATTGCCAATACTTACATGGATGACCAATGAACCATTCCCAACCAGTTAAATTATAACAGCATAAAGGATAACCAAAATGCAAAAAAACAGTATTAAGTTCAAGCAAGCGCCGCTTCCATTTGTGGGGCAAAAGCGAATGTTTTTAAAACACTTCGAGGAAGTGTTGAGCGGCAACATTAAGAATGATGGCGAGGGCTGGACTATCATTGATACATTTGGAGGGAGCGGTTTATTAAGCCATGTAGCTAAACAGCTCAAGCCTAAAGCACGCGTAATCTATAATGACTTTGATGGATATGCTGAGCGATTGGCGCATATTGATGACATTAATGCGCTTCGCGCACAGCTTTACGCGGTAGTTGGTAACGCTACGCAAAAAAACAAAAGATTGACGAAGGATTGTAAGGCAGAATGCATCAAAATCATTCAAAATTTCAAAGGTTATATTGACCTGAATTGTCTAGCGAGCTGGCTTCTATTTAGCGGCCAGCAAGTGGCAACATTGGATGACCTGTTTCAGAACGATTTTTGGCATTGTGTTAGACAGTCTGATTATCCGAAAGCGGATGGATATTTAGATGGGCTTGAGATTACGCACGAGTCATTCCACACGCTTTTACCTAAATTTAGCAGCGATCCTAAAGCATTATTTGTTCTAGACCCGCCATATTTATGCACCCGCCAGGAAAGCTATAAACAGGCGACTTATTTTGATTTAATCGACTTCATCCGATTAATCAACATCACGCGCCCGCCTTATGTATTCTTCAGCTCAACAAAGAGCGAGTTTGTTCGCTTTATTGAGTACATGGTAGAAGATAAGGTTGATAATTGGGAGGCTTTTTACAACTCTGAGCGCATTGTTGTTAAGGCTTCAGCAAGTTATTCCGGGAAGTATGAAGATAACATGGTTTATAAGTTTTAATACTTAAAATTTAAACGCCCTTTAATGATGATTTAAAGGGCGTTTTATTTCTCAAAATTCGTGGATTTTAACCGCTAAAGATGAGAAACTTGAATTGTTTTAAATTTCTCACATTTAGCGGTTACGTTTCTCAAAATTCGCGAACGGCAACAATGACAGCAAGAATATCAACTAAATCAACTTTATGAAAGGCAAAGGCTGTATTTGTTGTAATATAAAAATGGCGTTTGCAATGTTTACAACACCAACG